ATCGCTGAGGGCACACGCCGCCAACTTCGGAGCCGCCCCGCCCCCTCAGAACGGACGCTTGCCGAAGTCCATTGCCGTCTTCGTCTTATGGCATCGCTTGCACAGCGCTTGCACGTTGCCTTCAACGTCTTCGCCGCCCAATGCAAGCGGCTTGATGTGGTCGACGTCGAGCTGTGATGGCAGGTACCAACCCAGGCAGGTAGCACAGTGCGCGCCCACTGCCTTACGGATAGCACGACGCATCTTCGCCGCAGCGTTGTTCCCACGGGCGATAGCAGCACGCCGCTTCGCATGGCTCTTCACACTGCGCTGTGCCTGATAGGTGGCGTGGTGCTGAGCACAGCGCCCACCATGAGTAGCCCAGTCCCTACAGTCGAGACACCGGGTACGCATAGGGCACCCCCCCTTCCGGGGACACCCCCCTATCCGTCGACACCCCCCTACCTACTCACGTGAGTAGGCTGGGCGCGGCAGCGCTAGAAGCGACCGCCCGTCATGAAGTGGGCAGTGAGCCAACCCATGAAGGCCAGTAGCGCAAAGCGTCGAGCACGCACCCAACCCGAAGGCTTGCCTGTACTGCCGCTTTGCGTGGCGAACCATGACCAGACGTGTTCGCTCAGCGTGTCGCCCGGCTTCTTATTGAAGAGCGCTCGACCCTCAATGACGCCGAACGCGGCAAGCCATGCGAGCCAAGCGATTGTGTATCCGCTCATTGAGCCCCCCGACGGATTCGAACCGCCGACCCCCTGATTACGAAACAGGCGCTCTAACCGAACTGAGCTAGGGAGGCAACGCCGGTCGCTCAACCCTGGGAGAGATCAGGGGAGTGACCGGCCTGAGTGGGTAGCGCTCGACGCCGTTCCTTAGCGGTGCTTGATGCGTGGCGCGTAAACCCCTCTACCTATATGAAGGTTGTCGGCAACCTGATTCGGGGTCACAGCGAAGGGCGCCCGGGTGACGCTGTGATGAAGTGGCGTGAAGTCTGGATTACCCAATGAGAAGTCATTAGGAATGTGTGTTTCGAGTCATTCCGTCACAGCATCACTTCCCCCAGGTCAACGGCTCGCCCCGCTGTGCTGTGGTGACGGAGTCACTGTTACTTAGGCTAACTAACTAAACCGAGACAAGAGAAATGGGCCGACCGGGGGACCGGCCGACCCTTCCCGCTGCCCCAGGAAGCCCGCTGTGCGCCCGTCTCAGCGCCTAACAGGCTTCCCGGGTGTCTCGCTACGCCGCTACGTCTTCCGTGCCGTCCTGGGCGTCGTCTTCGTCGTCGTCGGTCGGCGGCTTCGCCCACGTGATCGAAGCGCGCTTCTCGATGGGCGTTCCCTGCCCCCTGCCCGTAGTCGACTTCGTGACAACGATCTTGTCTACGAAGAGCCCGACGAACACGCGCTTGTCGTCTACTGACGCGCGCCCCCACCACGACTTAGGGCCGGTCGGGTCAGCGTCGGCGTCTTCGGGGAACCATTGGTCAAGGGGAAGCTTCGGGGCTTCGGCGGCTTCAAGTTCGGCAAGCCGCTCTTCCGCCCCTTGCTGCCGGAGCGTCAGCGCTGCCTGTTGCTTCCGGAAGTGCTTCCTGCCAACGGGTCCGTCGTACGCGCCTGCCGCGCGGTCTTCGTACAGCTCTTCAAGGGCGTTCAGGGCGTCGGCGCGCTCCGCAACAAGGTTCGCCCGTTCGCCGCTCTTCTCAGGCGCCTCAGTGAGCTTGCCGAAGCGTCGGGCGGCTTCCCACAGAAGCGCCAACGTCTCTTCGTCGCCTTCGGCGTGCCTGATCTTGTTGAAGATGCGTTCCGCAACGAACTTGTCGAGTGCCGCCATGCTGACGTTGCACGTGCCTTCGTGCTGCCCAGGTGCGGACGGGTCGACCACCTTCCGGCGACGGCAGCGGTAAGAGTCCTTGATCGATTCTTCCCCGCGCTTCGAAGTCATGACGGCGCCACACTCGCAGTACAGCTTGTCCATGGCGGACAGAATGGCTTGCCCCCGGGAAAGCCCCTTGCCGCGCCCCCTGCCGTCCAACCACGCCTGAAGCTCATACCACTCAGCGGGCTCGATGATCGGTCCGCAATCAAGCTCGACCGGCCGGAGCGTGATCGGGTCGCGCTGAATGCGGTAACCCTCAATCTTCGTGGTCGGCGTGCCGTCCGGCTTCTTCTTGTAGATCACCTCAGCGGCGAAGCCCGCAATACGCGGGTCCCGAAGGATTCGCATAACGGTTGCCGGGTCCCAGGCGCTTGAAGCGGTCTTCTTCCCAATCGTCTCGCCCCGGGTCGGCACGGCGTCAGCGTCCATGCGCTTACAAAGCCCCGTGATGCTGCCCGGGTGAATGGCGGCTTGACTGCCCGGCTTGAAGGGAAGGTGTTTGTGCGTCTTGATCTCACGCCACCACCACCGGATTACGTCGGGCTCGAACTCGAAGGGTCCGGTAAGGGGAGTGGTCGAGTGCGCAAGCTTGTTGATGACGACATTGACCATTCGGCCGTTGCGCGTGATCTCCTTCGTCTCCGAAACAAGCTCGAAGCCGTAAGGCGCCTTCCCGCCGACGTACCCGCCCAATTCGCGCTGAAGGTTCTTCGTGTCGAGAATCTTCGCCGACTTCAGCGAAGATTCTTTGTGCGACGCGTCGAGCCGCATAATCAGGTGAATCAGGTCCATGACGTTTCCCTGCCGGAAGACGCCTTCCTGAGTGGAAACAATCGTCACGCCCAGGGCGAGCAATTCCGAGACAATCGGAATCGCGTCCATGACCTTCAGGCGCGAGAAGCGCGACACGTCATAGACAATGATCATGTTGAGCCGCCCGGCGCGGCATTCGTTCAGGATGCGTTCGAACTCCGGGCGCTCCGCCGTCCCGAACGCCGACGTGCCCGGCGCTTCGCTGAAATGCCCGACGAACCTGAACCGGCCCCCGTCGCGCTCGACTTCGCGCTGAAGGTCGGCCGCCTTGTCTTCGTTGGCGCTACGCTGTGTCGCTGGGCTTGCTGCGCTCGAATTCTCGCGCTCGCGCGACTGACGGTCGTAAGCACCCGCGTACGTGTCCACCCCGGTCACAACCCCTTGTGTCATGTCGGCGACCCTACGCCCCCAACTGAGAGAACTCAAAGGTTACCCCAGTTGGGGCACTACTCCCGAAAACCGCTTCTGACCTGGGAAAACGTGAAGCCCCGGGGCATCCGCTGAGGGTTGCCGCCGGGGCTTCGGTGTGTCCGTCAGTACGGGCCATAGAGGGGCGTCGTGTAACCCACCCAGGGCGATTGCTCCGGCACGGGGAAGCCGCGCCACGCCTTCGGGACGTCAGCGGCTCGCCCCGTGCGCTCCCACATCTGCCACGTCTGAAGGCAGTGGGCGAGCCAGTCATACGCCGCCGACCGCGAACGCCATTCGAGCGTCACCGGCTCGCCGTCGTCGTCCTGGGGCAGCGCGCAGTAATCGCCCATGACTTCATCGAAGATCACGAACGGCGGATTCTTGCGCACGACCCAGGTTCCGTTTTTCCGGCGCTGTAGCGCGCGTTCCATGACCCTGTATCTCTTCACCGGCCGACCCGCTCACGCGCGACGTTGTACGGGACGGCGCCCCCGCCGACAAGGGGCACTTCGCCCCACGTCCGGTAGCACCGCATTAGCCACGCCTGGGCGCCATGCTGGGTGACCCATTCGAGCGGCATGAGGGTTGAGGGGTCGCCGTCGTCGGGCAGCGCGCAATAGCCCTTCATGGCTCCGTCGAAGATCACCCAGGGGCGCACGACGGGCGGGTTGCCGTCTTCGGTTCGCTGTAGTTCCTGCCGCCACTCAGGCGGACGCTGTGTGACTCGATACCGACGCATAGGGAACACGCTAGGGGACTTCCCTCAGTTGGGGGAGAGCGTGACGAAAATTCCACCTTCGCGGGCTTCCCAGGTGCGCCCCCGCTCGACTTCAAACCGGCCATCGGTCACAAGCTTCATGCGCAACGGGCCGACCACGTTGAAGAGAATGTGCGCGAGCGTCGTCGTGTCTTCGTCGGCGTAGGCGGAGCGCACTCCGGCGGTCAGTGCCTCAGCGGCGCTATCGATGGTCGGCGCCGTTGCTTCGTTGGCTCCGTGATCTTCGATCACCCAGGAAATTCGCATGCCTGAAGGTACCCGGTAGGCACTCCGTTGATGGACTTCAAGGATGCCTTCGGCTACTAGCTTCGCGAGCACCTGACGGAGCGCCGTCCGCCCGATGCCTAGGTCTTCGCACATGGCGCGTTCGGAAGGAAGCTTGTCGCCCGGTCCGTATCGGCCGGTCGCAATCCACCCGGAAATGATCACGTACGCCGCTTGCGTCTTCGGTCCCATGGCGCCCAGGGTAAGACGGTCACGCTGAGTAAAAATTTGGGCCGGAGCCGGCATTTTTGAGCTGGGTTAAAACGGACATAACCGGCCCCGCGGAATGACCCTGGGTAACGAAAAATGCCCCCTACCGACCAACCCGAAGGCAGTCAGTCGGGGGCACGTCTCACACGCTCAGTTCGGCGTCGAGCTGGGCGAACTTCTTCCGCACGGTGGCAGGGTGCCGACCGGCAGCGGCAGCGACCTCAACCGGGTTCAGCCGGTGACGCCACCCTTCCTCAATGATCTTGTTTGCCTGGGCGTTCGGCAGACGCGCCGGAACGTCGTCGTCGGCAGGCTCCGGCTCAGGCTCCGGCGTCGGCTCCGGAAGGACGTCCTGAACGGCCTGGGGCGCCGTCTCCGGCTCCGTGACGGGCTCAGGCTCCGCCGGTACCGGCTCAGGTTCCGCGACCGGCTCAGGGGCGCTCAGGGCTTCCCGCTCAGCGTCGGCAAGCGCCTTCATGTACACGGGCCCGACTTCGGCGAGAAGCATCACAAGCGCCGGAGCGATCAAGTGCACTGCCACGCCGACCCAGTCATGAGCCGACACGCTCAGCCATACGTTCAGGAAGACCGACGACAGACCGGTGATCCATCGGAACGCGACGGGCCACGCGCCCAGCTTCGTCACGCCGTACTTCGCCAACGTCCCTTCAGCGCTCAGCGCCATGATGAACGCCGCATCAACGATCAAGCCCAGCACCCAGCCGGACCATGCCCATTCGCTGTGCGCGCTGACGAAGGGCGTCGTCGTCATGAGGCTGTAGAACACAAGCCCCAGGATCAGGAACCAACGCCCCCCGGTCAGCACCCGCCGGGTTCGCACAATCGCCTTCGTGCCCAACTCCCTTGCCCCTTACGTCAGTTGAGGATTTTTGCTCTTCTGACGGTCAGTAAGGGAGTCGGCAACCCGGGACTAGAACCAACCGTTGCCGCCGCTCAAGTCCCAAACGGGACCGGCGGGTTGGTCGTCGGCTTCGGCTTCCTCGCGCGCCCAGGTGTCGGCGGGTGAGTGGCCCGTGTAGCACGTCGGCGAGTAGGGCACGCCCAGGGCTTCCGCTAGTTCCTTGTCGCACACAACGCCCGGGTCGGCGGCAGTCTCCGGGGTGTCGCCCCAGGCTTCTTCATACGGGTACTCAGGCGAGCCGCCTTCAGCGATCAAGGGCGTCTCAGCGTCGGCTTCGTGGTTGTGCCCCGGGAAGGGCAGCATGACGTCTGGAATCGATATGCCGACGTCGGGCAAGGGAAGGTCGGCGCCCAGGTCGTCAAGAACCTTGCCGTCGTCTTCGGCGTCAGTGAGCGGACCCTTCGAACCGGCGGGAGTGGTCGAGCTGGGCGACGGCGTTGCCAAGGGCTTCGCATGGCGCGGCAGCGTGGCCGTGTCGTCCGTCTCCGGCTCCGTACGGGGCTTCGAGTGCCGACCGGTCTTCGGGGTCGAGCTGGGCGCTGTACAAGCCACTGGGGCGATTGTGGGCACGGTCCCGGGGTCTTCGGTCGCGCCGACGCTCAGGGGCGCCGTCTCCGGCTCGACATCCGGCGCTGAGTGAGTCGGCAGCGGGTATGCCGTCTCCGGCGCGTTGGGGGACGTGAAGGCGAGCGCTCCCAGGCCGAACGCCGTTGCTGCGGACGCCAGTACGGACGCGCCGAAAGTGATCTTGTTGGGCATGTGTCACCGATGATCTTGTATGAGCGGTTTGGGGCTTCAATGCTTGCATGGTGCACGCGTTCGGAATCGAATATTCCGCAACGATCACGCAACAAGCGCCGTCGCTGGGTGGACGTACTTACATGCGGTCCAGATGACGGAGCCGCGCACAAGCTCACGCGTCTCGCGACTCCGTACCCACTCCACAGCGGCAACCATGGCGCCCGTGTCCTTCCGGCGCCCGATGATCCTGAACCCGTCGTACCGGGGCGCTGACGGCGAACTCAGAAGCCGGGCAACCAACTTGCCGTGTGCCTTGAACACGGCTTTCAGTTCGTCGCATGACTGAATCAGTTCGTCGGTCAGTGCCCCGCCCAGGACGGAGCAAGGAAGCCACGCGCGGGCAGCACCTGACGGGACCCAGACAGACAAGGACAGATCGAACGGCACTGAGTGCGGCATTACTCGACACCCCCCAGGGCGAAGCGGATTGGGTAGATCCATATTCGGCCATGTTGAGGCTTCAAACGATTCTCCTAGCGGGTGATCGGCGTCTCATCCCTGGGGAGTACAACCGGCGCGTCGAGTCATCCCAGCCGTTTTGTTCGTTGCGGTCGCAGCTTGTGAACGCGTGAAACGATCTTCACAGTAGCCTACTCACGTGAGTAGGTTGAACACGAAAAAGCCCCTACCTACTCACGTGAGTAGGTAGGGGCTTCCCAGGCTTAGCGCTTGAAGATGTGGGCTTTCTTCGGGTCCCGGTCGCACTCCGAACCGTGCCGGGTGCAACGGGGCTCAGTCGGCGTCGGCTCGAACCCGGCAAGCTGGGCGTTCAGTCGGTCGCGGAGCTTGCGCGCCGTCTCAAGCGTCATACTCACCATTTCCCCAGCGGAGCCGTCCGGCAGGGTCGGACCGGCGAGCCACATAAGGGCGCTTTCGTCCTCAAGCGGGGCGCGGCGAATCACGGCCGAAGCGTCTTCCCAAAAGTTCGCGATCATGTCCGTGTCTCCTTCGTTGCTGGGCGGAGCTTCAGCCTACCTGCCTACTCACGTGAGTAGGCACCCCCGGGGCTCAGAAAGTGTGCGAAGTGGTCGGCGTCACAACCCGCCGGATACCCGCTGCCCGTATCAACGTCCAACATGCCGGGCAGGGTTCGCGCGTCGTGTACAGCGTGGCTCCGGCAAGCTCCGCCGACGGCGCATGACGTATCGCGTTGCGCTCAGCGTGGTCGGCAACACAGTTCGCATAGTCGGAGTTGGGCGCGCACTCGACGGCGCTCAGTTGCCCACGTGGGCACGCTCCGGCGGACGCACACCCGGGCACGCCGGAAGGGGCACCGTTGTAACCCGTGCCCCGAACTTCGTGGTTGGCGTTCACAAGGACGGCGCCAACCTGGGAACGCGTACAGTCCGCGCGAGTCGCCACCCAGGCAGCACCCGCGAGAAAGTACGCGTCCCAGGACGGTCGGTCAGACAAGGGCAAGACCCCGGTTCAGAAGCGCCGTGATCTCTTCGCCGGTCGCCTTCCCCCGATGCTCCGCCAACACGTCGCCGTAAGGGTCGTCGTCGGCGTACACGCGCACGGTCGGCACCCGGGTAACGCCGTCGGCCCGACAGTCGAGCGACGTCACGTCGACAAACTCAGGTTCGACGTCGAGCGCCCAGCACGCTTCGCGGAACGCCTTCACGGTCGAGCGACCCGACGACGGCAGATCGATGATTACGGCACTGATCACTTCGGCGTCTCCGTCTCGTACTTCGTGCATACGGTTGTCCATACCGGCTGAAGCGTCGTCGTCTTGCCGTTGTACATGGGCACCCAGGTCATTTCGCTGTGGGACTCGATGCATTCCGGCCCGGGGTCACACCCGACGGTCACGGCGCCGACAAGGGCGACACCCGCAATGGCAGCGGCAACGCGCTTCACTCGGTTTCCTCCGGGTCCGCATACCGCACCTTCGCGCGCCATGCTTCCTTGATCTGTTCGTGTATGCGGCTCAGCGCGCGGTCTTTCTTCGGCCCGTAGCCGTACCCGCCGTTCAGTTCGCCGTGCCGGTCCCGGTCAAGCCATTCGTCAACCATGTCGTCAATGACGTCGATTGCCGCAGCGTCGAGCTGAAGGAACGGGTTCGGTTCGCGCTGCCCACAATCGAGCTTGTGACCGGTCGCGCGCTTGCACTCCGTACAGCTCACTTGCCATCACTCCCGAACGGCGAAGTCGGCATGTCCTGAACGGAGTTGGGCGCTACGGCGTGAAGGTGGTCGAGCACCCGACCGGCGAACTCCCGAATCTCAGCGTCGGCGGCAACGTGCCAACGCTTGCCCAGGACGTCACGCCACGCCCGAAGGTTCCCGGTTACAACCATGTCGACCGGCGCGGCGTTGGGCAGTAGCGCACGGGCGGCTTCGCGGGCTTGCTTCCGGCCGTAGCCCCGGGCTCGAAGAAGCTTCACCCCAGCGTCGTACGCCTGAAGCGCTTCGGCGTAATCCTCCCTGAACGGCTTCTCAAGCTCCGTGCCGCGAATGGCAGGGGGCACGACCGGCTCAGTGTCGGCGTGGTCGACGTAGCGCTGAGACACAACGCTGAAGCTCAGGTGTCGGTGTCGGCTCAGCTCCGTCAGAAGCGCACGCGAGACGTCGCGCACAAGGAAGGTGACCGACGCATGTTCGAGCACGCTGAAGTGCCCCTGAGCGAGGATGTTGCCCAGGTAACCCGGGTTCGAAGCCGTCGCCGGATTCTTGCGCTCGAAGGACTTGTAACAGATACGCCCGGCGGCTTCCCCCAGGGCGTCAGCGTCAGTCGGCCGGTCCCGGTTGTAGGCAGCGCCGGACACGCGATACTCGTACGCGTCGAGCAAGGGCGAAGGGTTCAGCGCCGTCGTGGCAAGAACATTGACCTTCAAGGGTGTCTCTCCAAACGGGGCGCTCAGCGTACTCACGTGACTAGGTTGAGCGCCCCAGGTCGTCAGTCGGTCGAGTCGGCACCGTGAAGCCACTGGGCGAGCGACAGAACGTCGTAAGGCGTAAGCCCCTCAGCCCAGTCGTGCGGCTTCAGTAGGTTGTGTGCGCCCTTCCATGCGTCGAGCCGTTCGGCGGACGCTTCAGCGCGCTTCTGTGACGCCGTCTTGCGTGGCGCCTTCGGCTCAGTAGGCACGGCGCGTGAACGTCCGTCCGCTGGGCGTCGTGACCCGGTCGACGTTGAGCGCTTCGCGAATGGCGCGCTGCCGCTCAGCCTCAGCCGTGCGCCATCCCTCAGCGGTGCGCGCGTCCGTCGATACCCGTCCGCCCCGGTCGGCTTCCTCGTTCAGCCATGCGGCAAGCTGACGCGCCTGAGCCGGGGTCATCACGGCACGGTCGGCCGGAACGGCAATACTGATCTTGCCCGGCTCCGACGACTTCACGAAGCCGACGACGCGCCCCCGCTCAGCCTGAAGCTCCGCCTTCGTCTCTGTGGTCACTCGCATTCCGTTTCCCTCCGTGATGTGTTTCAGGGCTTGTGCAACGAAGAGCGCGCACCATGAACGCGCCCCAGGAATTCCGTCGGTCACTTGAAGAGCGACAGTTGTTCGGGCTCGAATCCGTACGACGCGACCTCAACGGCTTCGAACGAACTGAAGACCACTTGACCGAACTTGCCGACGCGAGCCGCCCAGTCGGGAACGTCGTATTCCCAAACCCGGAAGCCGGACGCGTCGAGTGCGTCAGTCCATCCGTCGAACCATTTGTTCAGCGCGTCGCGCGAATCGAATCCGCACCGCTCAAACGACGCAATGTCATAAAGGGCGTCGTCGGCGAAAGGGCTGGGGTGCGTCGAGTTGCTGTGCTCACTCGCCATGCCCCACACGCGCTTAACGGCGTCTTCGTCCTCAACGCCTTCGCACGTGTACGGGCCGGACGGGAAGCCGGAGTCAAGCGCCGTGCCGTGTCCTACGCGCCACACCTTCACGTCGTGCCCCTTCGGTCGTTGTGTTGTTCGGGAGTGCTCCGGGCCGGATTCGAACCGGCGGCTTCCGCGTGCACGCTTTCGCGTCCCGGGTTGCGGCGCTCTTCCGCTGAGCTACCGGAGCCATGGGCCGAAGCCCTATCGGGTGCGGCAGGCAAGCCGCTTGATCAGGGGCACGGACTCAGCGAAGGAATGCTGAACGGTGCTGATCACGTCGCCGTCGGCGTTGGCCGTGACGAACTCGACGTTGGCGCCGACGCGCTGAGTGGTGACGGTGTGGCCGGTCGGAAGGGTGAAGGTCTGCACTGTGGGGCTCCGTTTCGTTGTCTGTGTTTGGCAGTAAGGAAGTCGGCAACCCGGGGCGGAACGTGCGTGGTCAGCTCCGCCCCGGGTGGTCTGTTACTTGCGCCCGGCGTTCGTCAGTCGCTCAGCGGCAGCGGCTTCGAGCACAGCGGCAAGCGCCTCAGCACCGGTCAGCTTCACGGCAGCGACATAGCGCTTAGCGAACGCCTTACGCGCCTTCGGGCGGTACGACTTGAGCTGTACATACGTCACGCCGACCTGGGCGCACATGCCTTCCATGTCGCACCCGTCACCGTGCCCGTAGTCGGTCACGCCACCGATGCCGAAGGAGTGCTTGAGAATGTCGCGCTGAGTGGCGCCCATGGACTCAATGCAGTCGTTAACGCGTGCGTGCTTCTCGCGCGAATCGGCCATGCGGTCGTCACGAACGTCACGAAGGTCGTCGGCAACTTCCCCTTCGGTCGACGTCGACACGGCGGCGTGAAGGACGGCAAGGGCGTCGAGCACGTACCGGCGCTCAGTCGGGTCGCTGGGGACCGTCAGCACGTCTTCAAGCGCCGCAACGTCCGCCGGAGTCGTCTCGCCCTGGGTGGCAAGCTCAAGCGCATCGAGCACGCACGTACGGGCTTCGGCGTCACGGGGAACGGACACGTACCGCTCAAGCACGTAGGCGGCTTCGATGAGTGCGCCCCGACCGACCTTCGGGCGAATCTCGCCGTCGGGCTCTTCGTCGTAGTGCTTCAGCGTGTCGGCAAGGGAACCGTCGGCGTCCGCGTTCTCAGCCGACGTGACCTTGTCGAGCGACACGGCACCCTGCCACGCGAGCCGGGCGGCTTCGGCGCGTTCCTTGCTGAGTCGCTTGCCCTTCGGCGGGATGATCTGTGCGAGCCGGGCGGCTTCGTACACGTCGCCCTCGGCGGCTTCGAGCATGGACGCGTAGACCTTCACGGCGTTTTCGTCGGCCCCGGCGTTGCCGTTGCGCTCTTCCCGCACAGCGTCCTTCAGTGTGCCGTCAACGGTCGCGTACACGTAGCGCTCGAACGCGTCAACGGTCGTGTCCGTGAAGCGCTTCAGGCAGTCCCACACGGCCACACGGCCAACCTGGGTGAATTCGTCCGCCCAGTCGGCAAAGCGTGCGCCACCATGCGGAGCCATGCGCTGAGCCGCCTTACGGGCAAGGGCGACAACGCGTGAGTCGGTCGCTTCGATCACTTCGCGCTCAGCGGCAAGCCGGTCGGCAAGGTCGTCGGCGGACTGGGCGGCGCGAATCGTCTCAATGGTCAGCACTGGGTTTCTCCCTTGGGTTGTCTCGACTTCGGGTAAGGAAGTCGGCAACCCGGGCAGGGAGTGACCGGGGTCACTGACCGTGCGACGGCAGCGCTTTGCACAGTGATGCGCAAAGCGGGGGCGACCCTTCCGGGTGCCGACTCCTGCCGACGGGGGGTGATCAGTTCCGGTCCGTCGTGCTCAACGAACGTAACAGGTGACTACTCACGTGAGTAGGCATGTTTTCCTTCGATGTACCCACAGAGACCCGGCGGAGCCTGGGAACGTTGCTGAGGATTCGAAGGCGTAACCCGACGTCATCCTTCAGATGTACGGGCATGGCATATGACAGAAGCCCCGTTACCGAAGGTTCATCGGTAACGGGGCTTAGGTGGGGTGTCAGATGATCTTCAACCTACTCACGTGAGTAGGTTGAGCATCGTTATTCGCGCGTGACCACTGACGGAACGTTAGGTTCGGCAAATCCACGGAGGGTCACACGTCGGCGCCATACAGCGACCCCCAGGACCGGCCCCCTAGGTCAGCGTCGGCGACGACGGGCACGCCGAACAAGTCCATGGTCATGCACTTCTCGAACTCACGCGCAATGTCCTTTGCGTCCGCCTTCGGGGCGCTGAACACGATCTCATCGTGAATGGGCAACTTCATGTAGTCGAGAAGCCCAGCGTCACGCATGTTGAGCATGGCTTGCCCCAGGACGTCACGCGCTGCCGACTGACACTGATAGTTCACGACGGCATACGTACGGTTCCGGTCGAGCGGCAGGCGCCGACCCGTGACGGACACAGTGACAAGCCCCGTGCCGCGCGCTTCACGCTGCCAACGCGACGACGCCCGTTTGATCTCAGGGAAGACCCGGTCATACTCGGCGACCGCACGGGCAATCTCCGCTTCGGTCGCTCCGGTCTGTCGGGCAATCGTGGCGACTCCGCCCCCGTAGACCTTGCCGAATCCGGCGCCCTTGAACACCTTCCGGTCGCGCTTCGTCGCCTCAAGCCCCTTGATGAGCTGAGCCGTGTACATGTGAATATCGAAGTCGGAGCCGCCGTTAACGAATCCGTCCTTCATGCGCTTCACGTCGGCGAGCGCTGCCAACACGCGCATTTCGATTGCCTGAAAGTCGACGCTGCCCATGATGTGATCCGGGGCGTCTCCGACAATCGCGCGGCGAATCATCCAATCCGACGACGGCAGCGTTTGAGCCGCGAAGTCGCCGTTGATGGACATGCGCCCCGTGCGTGCCTGAAGCGTGTTGATGTTCGGGTGAATACGCCCGTGCGGATCGTGGTTGTTCGCGAACCGGTCGGCGTACGTCGTTACCCACTTGCCCGCGCGCTTCGCTCGAAGGACGGCTTCGGCCAACGGGTTAGGCTCACGCGCCCCGATACGTTCCCAGTCCCGGTCAAGGTCGGCAAGCGGCAGCAACACGGCCTTGTCGACCTTCAGTGCTCCGCCGTCCGTCCGCTGGGTCAGCGTCTCGCCCATGGCAAGCAACGCTTCGGCAACCTGGGCGCCGGAGTTGACGGAGTCGACACCCCACATGGCAGCGGCGTAAAGGTGCTTCTCTTCTTCCTCGCGCAGCATGCGGCGAAGGGTGTCGACGTACTCAAGATCAAGCGCGAGCCCGGCGCGTTGCATGTACGCGCACATATAGGCAATCTCATGTTCGTACTCAAGTAGCGTCGGCCGGATGCTCAGGCGCGCGTGTTCGGCGTCAAGGCACGGGTTCAGGCGCGCCGTATAGATCACGTCGAGCCCGGCGTAAAGGTTGTACGTAGGGTGCCGAAGGTCGATACCCGCCCAGCCGGTTTCTTTCGTGAGCCCCAGCGACCGGAAGACCGCCGTTAGGTCGCCCTGAGTGTCCGGCGCCGACGGGTCGACGTAGAACGCACTGAGCGGCTTGAGGCCGGTCCCAATGCCGCCGTCCTGGGGCTGACGCGGGTCAATCAGCGTCGCCTTAATCTTCGTGTCGACCGTGCGCGGTGCTAGCGATTCCATGGACACGGGCGTATGCGCGTCCAACACAAGCCAGTCGAACGGGGCGTTGTGGATCAGGAACCGGGGGCAGTGCTTCAGTACGTAGTCGGCGGCTTCGGCGAAGCGTCCGCCCAACTCATAGTGAATGACCCAGGCTTCATGCGCCGTGCCGAACTGAACCGTGCGCAGCTTGTACCCGCTTGAGTACATGGCGAGCCCGGTCGTCTCCGTGTCCAACGCAAGTTCGGGCTTGTTGCGCGCCCAGTGCATGAACTCACGAAGGTCGCGCTCAGTCTCCGGGATGAAGACCGTAATGACGTCGCCGCGAACGTCGTGGTGATACTCGATCACGTGGCAACTCCCTTCACTCACATGCCCGTAAGGGAGTCGGCAACCCGGGGGAATGCCGAAGCGCCCCCAAGCTACTCACGTGAGTAGGTTGAGGGCGCCTAGGTGTCAGTCCTTGCCGAAGATGCCGGGACCGGTAGCGGCGGCAGGCGCGTCAGCGAACTTCACGCCGACAAGCGCAATACCCGTGTTGGTCTTCTTCTTCCCGATTCCCCGCTCTTCCATGGCGCCGTAAAACGCCTTCCGGGACCAAACCTCAGTGGACTTCAGCCCCTCAGCCTCACACCAATCGCGGTAAGAGTTGTACGCGTCAGCGCCCGACACAATCGCGGAGTCGTCGGCAGCGTCGAGCACGCCCGGGAAGAAACCGGCGAGCGCATCGGACGTCGCCCGGTACTCACGCGTTGCGGTGCTAATCGACTCCGGGTCGCCCAGGCCATTCGCATACCACTCGACCGCACCGCGCACCGCCCAGGCCACAATGCCCGCCGACTCCGCCCGAAGCTTCCGGTCAAGGTCGTAGTCGCGCTCTTCCGGCGCGAAGTAGCGCACGAACGGAATGAGCTTCACGCGACGCCAAAGCCCCTCATCCTGAGACTTGAACTTCGGCTTGTGGTTGGTCGCAAGCATGATCAGGAACGTCGGCGCGAACGTAAAGAATTCCTGCCGCAGGAATCGCGCCGTGACCTTGTCCTTACCCGTCACGCGCTTCAGCACAGCTTCCGACATGGGCTTGCCCGACTCGCCTTCGGACGCCATGACGAGGCGCGAACCACGAAGCGCGGCAAGGTCGTTGGGAATGCCCCCGCCGTTGCCCTTGTCCTCAAACGTGGCGAAGGGCGTCGTCTTCGTGATGCGCCCGAACACGTCCGTCAGCGTCTCCGTGAACACTGACTTTCCGTTGGCGCCCTTGCCCCACAGCACCGCGAAACACTGCTCAGACGTATTGCCGGTAATGCCGTAGCCGACAAGCCGACGCATGTAGCCGACAAGGTCAGCATTGTTCGGGAAGATTTCCTGAAGGAACTGTTCCCAACGCGGAGCCTGGGCGTTCGGGTCGTACTCGATCGGCAGCGACACAGTGAGCATGTCGCCCTTGTCGTGCGCGCGGAGCTTGCCCGTACGAAGGTCGACCACGCCGTTCGCGAAGCTCAACAGGTGCGCGTTCGCGTCGAACTCTTCCGCCTCAACGTGCACGCTGGGAACACTGCGAAGCTCCGTCATGAGTGCATCAATGCGCGTCGTCATGGTGAAGCCGCGCGACTCCGGCAGGCAACCGGCGAGCACAAGCGCCGCGCCCATGGCGTGAATCTCCTGACGCACGCGCGTTGCCGACTTCACCCAGGTCACGCCGTCCCACACGAAGTAGCCCAGGCCGGACGCGTACTTGATCCGGCCGTCAGTCCATGCCACAAGCGCGTGAGCGTTCATGGCGTCACTCTCGCCGTACGTCGACACAAGGTCGCCCAGGATGCGCGCAGCGTCGGCGCCCTGAGTGCTCGACACCTGAACGGCGCCGGTACGGTGCGCGACTTCGGCCTTACGGTGCTCCGCCTCAACCTGGGCACGGTCGCGGACGGGTCGAGCCGACTTGACGGCGTCGTGCAGTCGGCTGGGGAACTTGCCCGGGTCGCGCTCACGCCAGTCAGTAAGGTCGTCACCCGGAACGGGCACGTTCAGCGCGTACGCGTCGATACCGTGCCCGGCAAGCCCTTCGCTCAGGCGCAGCGTGAAGCCGACTCCGGCCGTGTCGTTGTCACCACACACGATGACCTGAAAGCCCTTCAGACCTTCGGCCAGCTCCGCGACCAACTCAGGGTTGTTGACCAGAGACGCACCCCGGACGGCAACGGCGTCATAGCCGACCGATACGGCAGTGAGCGCGTCGCCCGGACCCTCAGTGATCAGGACAACGCCGTAACCGGCGTCACCCCGGAACACGCCATACGGCGCCCAGCGCTGCCCGTCCGGGTTCTTCAGGCTCAGCCAACGACCGGGGCACTTGCCGCTCAGGTCACGCCCCTGGGCGCCACGGGTCACGCCGTCGAATCCCTTCAGCGGAACGACCATGCGCGGGAACCGGGCGAACGACGTCGACACGAAGTCGGGCCAGTCATAACCCTGCCCGTCGGGGGAGTAGCGAAGCCCCAGCGCCTCAGCCTGGGCGACGTCGAGCCCGAACCGGTCGGCGGCGTAGTCGGCGGCATCCTGGGTGAGCGGCAGCGACTCAAGCCACATGCGAAGTCGGGTTACCGGCGCGCCACTTACCATCTTCGGCTTCTCCTTCGGGACGGTCAGACCTTCGCCCGACGCGTTGAACAAGTCGGACCACTTCAGGCCGACGGAGCTGACGACGTCGCCCGTGTCACAACCGGCACGGCATGTCAGCCGAACCTTCAGGTCGTCACCCCGCCATATGCGCAGAGACGGACGGGAATCACTGTGCGCCGGGCACAGCGCGAGATAACCCCCGTCCGGCTCTTCGCTGACTGCCTTGAAGCGCCCCAGGATGCTTGCGAAGTCCATACTGACTCCCCTTCGTAGTTGCTCTCAGGGACCCGTAAGGGAGTCGGCAACCCGGCTCAGTCGGCGGGCTTCGGACCGAAGGTCAGCGCCCATTCGGCAAGCGTCTTCGCGCCCTTGCTCAGGTTGCACTTCGCGCACGCCGGAAGCATGTTGTGCGCAGCGTCGGCGCCCCCCTTGCTCAGCGGGTGCACGTGGTCAAGATGGGTCGCCTTTGCGTCGCAGTAGGCGCACCGGTAGCCCCAGCGCCGCATGATCTCTGTTCGCGAATACTCTTCGTGCTCGACCCCGTATGCCGTCGCCCGACGCTTCTGACTCAGGGTGTGGCGCTTGTCGCGCGGAAGCTTCCGGTAATAGTCCTTGATGTAAGCCTTCCGGCGCTTGTTCCGGCACGGCTGGCAAGGACACTTCGATTCATGCGCCATTACGCACCCGCTCACGGTGCGCGCACACCATTGCGGTAATGGCAAGGGCAAGCACGCCGACACATATGCCGACCATGACGCCGCCGACGAACGCATTGAACACTTCGCTACTCACTCTCCCCACCACACAACCGACGCGCCCCGGGTTATGGCGTTGCTCAGCGCGTCGAGATAGCGCCCCCAGTCCTTCCGCTCAGTGGCGCCCGGCTTCAGATAGACCGTGTCGCCCGGCTTCAGCGCTCGCACGTCGCCCAGGGCAGGCGCAGCGTCGGGCCCGATGAACAATCCCGTATGCATCTCTCAACCTACTCACGTGAGTACGCTGAACGACGACAAGCCCCGGCACGAAGCGCATTGCTCCGCCCGGGGCGTGTGTCTGTTCAGCCGTTCTGTTCGCCCGTCACATTGCTGCGCAACAGGCGTGCGTGTTCTGTCGTGATCCATTCCTTCCGAAGCGTCTTGCGCTCACCCAGGCCGTAACCGGAGTCAACGCCGGTCGGCTGAACCTGAAGGAAGGGAACTAGCTTTCCGTACGCCGTCCGAATCTCAATCTTCCGAATGATCCCGTCGGACGCACGGGCGCGATTCCCGCAACGGGTCGCGTAATTGATCAGGTCGCCGACGTACAGGGCTTCACCCGCGTAGTCAGTGACCGTTCCGCGCTTTCCCATTAGTGGTATTCCGGATCGAAGTCGTCTGCCGTAGGAATGCCGAAGCGTCGAGCACGCTCACTCAGCACAGCGCGACGGGCTTCCGGCGGGTACTGCCACAGTGGCGCCTTCACGGCGTCGTCAGAAGCGGTGCGCATGGTGTGTGCCCAGGCTTCCGGCGACGCCGGGTCGAGCGCTGCCACTAGTCGGCAATCGCGTCGTTGTACGACTTCAGAACCGTGATGGTCGGCTTGTAGTAGCTCACAAGCTTGTTCCGCATCGGGCCACGCTTCGGCGTGTACTCCACAAGCTCAAGTTCGAGATTGGCGAGCACAGCGCCACCCTTGCCGACGCGCTCAACGTCGTCTTCGGCTTCGTGCAGAACCTTGAAGAGCGTCCAAGAACCGGTCTGGAACTTGAAGCGGCCAAGCTCCGGGTCGTCGGCGAGCGTGAAGGTCACGGTGATTGCCGGGTTCGGCGCGTCGTACTCCTTCGCCGCTGCCTTCCGCTCATCGAAGAGCTTCGGGCACCCGCACGGCTGACCGATCATCTCTTCGTCGGCGTGCGACACGAAGTCAAAGCCGTCGCAGTGGTGCTTCAGCTTGCCGTTCAGCCAAAGCTTCATATCCCAGTGGATACCGTCAGCCTCAATGATCACGGGGACCTTCGGCCGGTCGGTGAACACGTCGATGAAGTTCTCAGACGTGCTCTCTTCGTTCTCAACCGGGGTGCCGCCGAAGAGCTGAGCCACAGCGTCCGCAACGGACTGTTCGCCGGTCGAGATACGCCACTTGTCGAGCGCGACGGGAACGACCTTGCCCCGCTCATTCGTCTCGCTGTAGCCGGAGTGGAAACGCCCAACGGTGTCGTCGGCGTACGTCTCACGCTTCTTCGGCTTGTTGTCTTCGTCTCCGGCCCAGATCGAACGCTTCGCCATGAGTGCTCCCAAAGTGTCGGGGGCGTTGTTGCCCGCTTCACTTGTGCTGAAGGACGTCGGCAACCCGGGCGGTACAACGCGCAACACAAAAACCCCCTCAGCGCCCGTGTAAGGCACTGAGGGGGCTCAGGTGTGGGATTGGTCCGGCCGGACCCTAGTCGCGCGTCACGGGCGTCACGATGAGCGCGAGAAGCGACGTCAGACCGACCGCGTACAGGCAGTCAATGAAGCCCAGCGCGGGGACGGCGGCGTTGTGGCCGTGCCACATGCCAATCAGGATCATGACGACGAAGGCAGACAGGGCGAGCCCGACGACGGCAGCGACGAACACGACGCCGACGAATGCCAGGAACTCAACTACCTCAGAACGGCGCACAGCTTCTCTCCTTCGAACGGGTGCCTACATGGGGGAGTAAGGGAGTCGGCAACCCGCTACCGGGCGCGTCGCTGAGTGCCGGTCACCATGCGCCCCGACGCCTTCCGTGCGACCGGCTTACCGATCACCTTCCGCGAGCCGTCCCGGTCCCAATCGAAGGTCTGACGCAAGTGAAGGAACTGGGCGAAGACGTCCGGGCCAGTCTCGACCGGCTTGAAAGCCCACGTCTCGTCAGTCACGTGCAGAACGGCAGCGCCGTCGAACTCCGGCATCGGTTCCCGGTTGCCGTCCGGGTCAATGATGAAGTCGGCGTTCATGTAAGCGCTCATCTGAAGGGCGACGTCGGGATACGTCGCCTTCGACGTCTTCCAGTCGCCCATGATCAGGTGAGGCTTCCCGGACCGGTCCGGCGTCGGGTTGCCGTCGGCGTCGAGCCATACGCGCATGACCACATCGAACGATCCGGCATAGCCGTACGTGTCCGACCACGCCACATCTTCGGCGCGCACAAGTTCAGGGTTCACGGCCTTCAGGAACTCCCGGAAGTGCTCGACGTAGGGCGTCAGATCAGCGCGCACACGGCCGACGTACTCACCCCGGATCAGGCGCTCAAACAGGTCGTGCGCTTCGCTGCCCAGGTCGGCGCGAACCTTCGTGTACCGGCGAGCCGCCCCAGAGATGTACTGAATGGCGCCTTCGCGGTCGCGCGCTGCCATGTCGGCAACGAAGTCGATTGAGTCGACGGCAAGCGTCGCTGCCATCTTGGCTTGCCACGGGGCAAGGAAGTTTTGCTTCGGCAGCATGCCGATAACCGACGTCACGCCCGGGTGGACGATTTCACGGTTCTCAGGGTGGACGTAGAAGCGCGAGCCGCCCCGGTAGATAGTGCGGATCTTCGGCACGTTGTGCCCCCCTTCAGCGGGTGAGTGTCTGTCTCTTGTGCTGAAGGCAGTGGGCAACCCGGTGACGTAGTGATGAAGTGGCGTCGAGCCGGGATTACCAATGGAGAAGTCATTAGGAATCTTGGGAATGAGTCACAGCGTCACTTCATCACTCAGCCCAGGTCATCCGCTGTGCGGCGCTGTGACGGCATGACGAAGCCCCGTCGGTACGTGCTGACCCGACGGGGCTGTTGGGGGCGGAGACGGGCGCTCAGGCGTCGCGTACAGCCTCAGCGCACGGGGTGCACGTCGGCGGAGTCGAGCCCCCGACCGGGAAGCCTGCCGCTGTGCCGCATTCCGTCGTCTGGGGCGTCGCTGAGTCCTTCAGTACGGCGTGCGTCTTGCCGTCGGCGAACAGAGACTCAACCACCATGTAACCGGGCACGGTCCTACCNCCTTACGGGCGAAGCCCCCGGGCGCGTGTCCCAGGGGCTTCACTCACTGTGTTCGGTCGGTCACTCGTCTTCGTCGGCCGTAACCAGCGCGCTCAGGTCAAGGTCGAACGCGTCGGCGGCAGCGCGAATGATGCTGTACAGCTCCGCCTTCGCCTTCCGCTTCTCGTTCGCCGTCTTGACCTTCGCGAAGCGCTTACCGGCCTTGTCGACCTGGGCGCGAATCACCTTCAGCGCGTCGGCCGTCTTCTCGGCGTCGCTCTTCTCGGCCTTCGGCTCAAGCTTCTCGGTAAGGATCTCTTCCGGCACTTCGGCCTTCAGTTCCTTGATCTTCTCTTCGAGCGCTTCAACGTCCTTCGGGTTGGCGTCCTTGTCGCCGTCCGTCAGCGTCTCCAGTTCCTTCGTGGCGCCCTCAATCGCCTTCACCCGGCGGTCGTACCGGGCAAGCTCCGTCCGGCCGTAGCGGGGAAGCTCGATTCCCTGCCCGGCGTACAGCCGGTAAATGGCTTCGGAAATGCTCGCGTCGTCCTTCAGTCCGTCGAGCTTGTCACCGAACAGTTCGGACGCGACGGCAAGGGACTCTTTGCGGTCCGGACCGTCGAACGCGCGGAGCCAGTCAACAAGGACGTCCGAAGCCTTGTTCTGAGTGGCGCGAACGAGGGAGTTGTGCGCCCCCTGCCGCTCAACGTCGTCGTCGGCAATCCGCTTCTTCGCCTGGGCGTAGACCTCAGCGGCAGCGTTCTTCGTCGTCTTGCGCTCCGCCGTCAGGTCGGGCAGACCGGTCGCCGGGTTCACGATCTTCTGACGCATGGTCAGCATGACGTGCGCCAACTTCTCACCCGCGTTGGTGAGCTTCAGCCCCAGGTCGACGCCCTGAGAGAAGAGCTTGACGCCGTCCTTGATCAGGTCGGGCACGCCTTCAATGTCGTTGAAGTCTTCGGCGACGTCGGCCGACCGGCGCGACTCGACTTCGGCCTTCGCCGCTTCGGCTTCCGGGGTGACCGGCGTCAGCTCCGTCTCTCGCGCCGTGCGGGCTTCCTTGACCGTCGAGCGAAGCGTGTTGCGGTGCTTCGTCGGCAGGGTCGTGATGATGCCCTCAGCGGCTTCGGCGGCTTCCTTCACGGCCTCAACCGTCTCGGCCGTCTTGATGTTGTCGACGTGCCCGTGAACGGCGCTGATCTGAGCGTCAACGTCCTGGGTGTCGTTCTTCGCTGCCATGTTCTCTCCCTTGTCGTCGCCCTCAACGGGCGTGTAGCTCTTCTGACTGACCGTCATACTCAGGCCCGGAACCTCAACGGACTCTTCGGAGACGGAAACCTCACCGGTCGGCACGACCTTCGAGCACCCGGCGCACAGCTCAAGTTCCGGCTTCTGCTCAGCGGCCGGTCCCCAATACTGAATCGGGTTCTTCGTGCGGGTGCGGCACATCGGAAGGTTGCGCCCGTTCTCATCAACGGCGTTCCGGAGCGCGTGAATCGCGTCGGCCCCCGGCACGGCGCCAATGCGCACGTCGCCCCGAACATCCTTCAGCTTCAGCTTCTTCGTGGCCATGGTGCCCGTCCCCTTGTTGTCGTCGTTGTCGTGCGTAGCCGACTCTACACTACTCACGTGAGTAGGCTGAGCCATTTCGGCAGTCTTCGCGTTGGCGTAGTCGAGCGCTTCGGCCCAGTCCATGCCCAGCGCGCGAGCCTTGTCGAAGGCGTCCTTGCGCGGGTCGCTGACCTTGTCGCCGTCCTGAATGTCGGCGTCGGTCACCACAACGAACGTGCCGTTGCGCTGCCCGTCTTCGTCCACGTAGGCCACCGTCCACCCGGGCGTGATGTGGTCGGCGCCGGTCAGCTCCGTGTCGAACGTCCGGCCGTGAAGGGTCACGGTCACGGCGTCACCGATCGTGCGCCCCATCCATTCGTCACCGCGCGGGTCACGGTTCAGGCGCTCTTCGCGCTCCGCCTCAGCGGCAAGGATCTTCGCGCACCGCTTGCACGTCACGTCGGCGTCCGTCGGGACGTAGCGCTCCGATGCCCGGTTGCCGCCGCACGCCGGGGAAGCCATGAAGCCGTCGGGCGTGGTCGAGTAGTGAACCGCCTTGCCGCCGCCGAGAGTGACCCGCTTCATGTTCCCGCCCCTTCGTTGTCGTTGTGGTGCTTCGCTCACCCTAGCCCACGCTCCAAGCTACTCACGTGAGTAGGCTGGGTGCGTTACCAAAGCTTTACCTTCGGAACACAAGAAAGCCCCCGCCGGACCAACCCGTGAAGGTCAGTCGGCGGGGGCCGAAGGTGCTAGCGCGAGCGCGGCAACAGGAGTGAGTCAACGATCCGGTTGAGGTCTTCGAGCGTTCCCGTGTTGCTGATAGTCAGCGCGGTCGCCCAGTTGTCTAGCTCCGTCTCAGACTTGTGCGCGTCCGGCTTCAGCGTGCCGGGTCGAGTCACCCGAACCATGCTGAAGCCCCGGTCACGAAGAGCGCGCGCTTCGTTCTCATACCGAACGTCCGTGACGACGACGGGCAGGCTCAGGCGCTCCGCAGCGTCGATAGCGGGGAACGCCGCGCGCACCCAAAAGCCGGGGTCGATATCGCGAACGGTCTGCCCGACGTGCTGAAGGATTCGGCGCACTTCCGGATAGGTCACCTTCGCGTAATCCCAGCCGACCGCATTCACGAGTGTCGCGAGCCGGGTTTGTACGCCGTACGACGTCGGAATGAGCGGGTCGATTCGGAGCGCTGCCGCCTTCAACGGGTCAGCGAATGCGACGCGCTGATATCCGTAACGCTGCCGGAGACGCGCCCCGACGGAATCCTTGCCCGACTGAGCGCGCCCGATAAGACCGATCGACTTGTAATAGGCCACTGCCGTTCCCTTCGCTCGACGTGCTTACGCATGCCGTGAAGGGAGTCGGCAACCTGAGCGGCGCTATGCCCCCAGGATGGCGTGAACGAGAGACAGAACGGCGTTACCCGGGAAGTCCGGCTTCACGGCCGTAGCGACGCCGACAAGGGCGACGACGACGGACGTGACGACCTTCGGGTGAGCCTTCGCCCAACTCAACGCGGCGCGTGCGTAGTTGCCGCCCGGCTTGCTGTGGTCGCCCATGGCGCCCCCTTACAGAGAGTGAGATTTGAGCCGGAGCCGGCATGCCCGAACCCGTACAGAATCGGACATACCGGCTTCCGCGGAACGAACAGAGAGTGATCGACGCTCAGACCTTCGGGACCTTCAGCGCGTCCCACGTGGTCTTACCGGGCCAACCGTCAGCGTCGGCGCCGGAGTAACCGCGCTTGCGCTGCCACTTCGCGTAAGAAGCCTTGTCGGCGTTCGTCCACTGGGCACCCGGACCGGACCGGTACGCGGAGCACCCTTCAGCGACAAGGCGCTTGCCCATGGCCGTAACGATCGGGCTCTTCGGGTTCTTCTTGAACCATGCGGCACCCGGGAACGGCTCATACGACGGCTTCGGCTTCGCCTTCGCGGGAAGCTTGCCGAGAAGCTTCGTCAGCGACCCTTCGCCCGGCACGCCGTCAGCGTCCTTGCCGGAGTAGCCCAACGACCGCTGAAACGCGGCATAGTTGGTCGTGTCGGCGTCGGACCAATTCGGCCCCGGACCGTCCTTGTACGCGTCGCCGAAGCCCTTCGCGACAAGCGCCTTACCGACCTGGGTGACCTGGGCGCCACGTGCCCCGTAGCCGTACTCAAGACCGTTGATGGTCACCTTGTACCGGGCGACGGCTCCGGACGGCTCAGCGGGCTTGTCAGGCGTGGTCGAGCCGCCAACGTCGCCAACGTCGCCGGTCGCCTTGTGCTTGTAACCGAACTTCGAAGCGTCCGGGTCGGCGGAGACGGAGCCGCCCGCAACGTCTGGGTAGCCGTAGCCGTACAGGTACGAATCCCGACGCGCACGCTTGCGCAGATACACGCCGTCGCCCTCAGCGCTGCCGTTCGTGTTCGTGTTGCCGCCGACCGTGTACGCATAGTCAGCGTCGTACGCGTAGCAAATCTCCGTGTGCGAGCCGCCCCCGTTGCCGAAGAACACCTGAGCGCCGACCGCCGGATACGCCGACCAACGCCCCTTGTTCCGGAACCAGTTCACGCCCGTCGCACACGAAGCCGTGCGCGGGTAGTGCGCCGACTCCCCAGCCTGAAGAGCAGCCCAACTCACGAAGGTCGCGCACCAAGCCTGATTCTGCGACCACTCAAGCCCCGGCACGGCAGGCGAATACTTCTGGTGGTTGTTCCAATGTCCGCCCGACCGGCCTTCGTGATAGCCGACCTCGGCCTTCGCGACCGACACAACCTTTGCGAGACTCAAAACGCGCTCCGTTTCATGGCATGGAAAAGCCCTGGGGGCGGGATTGCCCCCAGGGCGCTACCTACTCACGTGAGTAGGTTGAGACTCAGACGTTGGCAAGCGCCATGATCGGAATGTCATGGTTGGCAAGCACGTCGGACGCTGCCTGATTCAGCGTGTCGGGAAGTGCCGTCTTATCGGACACGTACCATGCGCGCGCCCAGGGCGAATCCGTCATGAAGAAGTTTGCCGTCGAAATCGTGGCTTCGTTCTGCACGTGGTAGAACGCGAAGTCGGCCGTGCCCCCATTCACCTGAAGCCACGTCACCCAGTAGCGCCCAGGCTGAAGCACGGTCGACGCAATGGGCAGCGGAACGGCGCCGACATGCGTTGACCGCATAGCGGCAAGCGCGCCGGTTTCCTGCCCAGCCTGGGGCAGTGCGACGGAATCCGACTTCACAACTACCGCGCCCCTGCCGGTAGTGCTTTCCTTGTAAATGCCCGCCATGAATCGGTCAGCCGAAACGCCGCCCCAACCACGCGCGAAGATGACGATTCGGTTTACGGTCGTCGGCTCCGTGATGTTGAAGCCCGTCACGTAAAGACGCTGCGGAGTCAGATACTTCGCAACCGGGTTCACCACGCCGCCCGGGTAGACCGACCACGCTTCGAAGCCCAGCGCTTGCGGAGTCCAACTGTTCTTCGGAACGGCGCTGGGAACGTTGGCAATCGGCAGGCGCTTCGCGGAGTCGAGCGGGGCAACTCCGTCCGCAGCGTTCTTCGTTGAAGTGGCGAGCGCCCCAACGTCGGCAGCGGTAAGCGTGACCGTCGGACCCGGCTTCGTGTTGACCGACGTCACGGCGTTCGGGTCGGCAAGCTGGGGGAGTTGGTCAGTCGGAACAAGCCCGTCGGTGCCCAGCGTGGCAACGCCGGACGCAACTCCCTTGTCGGCAACGGGAATCGCCCCGACGTCGGCAGCGGCAAGGGTGATATCCGGCCCTAGGTCACCGTTCACAGAGTTGACGGAGCCCGTACCCGGGTCACCCTTCGGACCCTGGGGACCCTCCGGACCGGCCGGACCCTCCGGACCCTCCGGCCCTTCCGGACCCTGGGGACCGGGAACCGTCGAGTCGGCGCCCGTCGCGCCCGTGTCGCCCTTGTCGCCCTTCGCGCCCTTGATGTTCCCCTTCAAGTCCCAGCCGGACGCACCGCGTTGGTACACGTCGCCGGAGTCGACCCGAAGGAGCATGTCACCAACGGGCACGTCGGCCGACGGGGTGCCCGTGTTGTTCGTGTACCACGCTGCGCCACGAACGCCGTCCGACACCTTCGACCACACGCCGCCCGACTTCGCCCACATAGTGACCGTCGTTGAGCTGACGCCGAGTGTGGTCGACACAGTGAACTGGGCGTACGTGTCGCCGTCGAGCCCCAGCGAAGCCGCCGGAACCGTCGAGCCGTTGAACGCGTGAGCGCCCCGCCCAACAAGGGAGTCGAGCCACTGAGCCTCAGTGCCGGTGAAGCCTTCCGCAACAGCGACTTCGTACGCGCTGGGACCCGGGACGGCAACGTACGTCGGCGTAGTCGGGTCGGCAGGGGCGACGTCGGCAAGGTCGACGGAGTTGTTCAGCGTGTCCTTCGGCAGCACCATGGAATAGGTGCGCGCGCCAACGACGCCGGTCAGATTCTCCTTAACCGTGTACGTCCATTCCGACGGGTTCATGTCGGGGGAGTCGGTAGCGGGAAGACGAACGCCGACGTTGCCGTTGGCGTCAATGATCTGCCCCGTCTCATCGAGCGTGCAGACGACCGGACCGGCAATGAACAAGTCCGACTCAGGGAACGTCACAAGGCCCGGACCCGTGAAGGTAACCGTGCCCTTCAGCGCTCGACCGTCCCAACCCAGGTAAGTACCCGTGACCCGTACGGTAGGAATCTCATTCGGAATCGCCACGGGCGCCCCCAATCAAGTTGTCAATGTGGTCGCGAAGCTCACGATTCTCACGCCGCAGCTCCGCCACTTCAGCCGCAACCCGGCGTTCTCATCGCGCAGATTCCGCACTTCCGTGATGAGAAGCGTTAGGTCGTCCGACAAGCGCTGTGAGCGCGCAATCTGTGCTTCGGCTTCGTCGCGCCATACGTTGCCCGTGCCGGTACGCACGCGCTGATAGACGAGAAACCCACCGATGAGAAGCGCGCCGATTACGTCGGCGTGACCGGTGATATCGGTAAGGCTCATGAGCTATTGAAGTCTTCCGTAATGTCGGCGTCCCGAACCTTCATGCCGTTAGTGCCGCGCCAACGCCAATGACCGCCGGTGCTAGCCGTAGGAATGCGGTCTTCGGGCAGACCAACGCAGTAATGCATGTTCGAGATGTTGTAGGACCCGTCCCACGGATTCAGGTTGTTCGGGTCCGGGACGGTAGTCCATCCGATGCCGGTATTCGGTCGAGTCTCCGACAGAACGGCCGTCGCATAGTTCGTGTTGTTCGGCATGCCAAGAGCGCCACCGTCAGGGGCAGCGACGTTCTCGCGCTTCGTGAAGCCGTACACCTGAAGGTGATTGTGCGCGTCCGGCGTCGGGCCTTCCCGGTAACGGTGCTGAAGCTCAATCGTGTAGATAGCCGCGCCGTCCTCAGCGTCCCAGCCGAACGGGATTCCATGAAGCCAACGGACGTAAACCGTGCCCAGCGCGCGGGACGTCGTGCCGGTAAGAGCGATCGTTGAGGACGCCGAAAGACACACCTTCGCTCCGGCGTCTAGATCATGCTTGAAAGCCGCTAGGCGCACTTCGGCTTCGCTGCGCCCGGTAATGAGCCGGTCGGTAATGAACTTCGCCTCAACCCGGTCGAAGACAAGGCCGGTCACGTTCGCGAGCCCGCAGGATGACCACACGTTGCCGGACACCATGCCGCGCCCGATAGCCGACCACTCGACCGGCGGGTAACGGTCGAACTTCGCGAGCACGTCAGGCTTACGCTCGACCGCAGCAAGCCGCCGCTTCAAGTCGTTCAGTTCCGTGACAAGCGACGGACTCAACGCGTTCGCGTTAATCGCCACTGGTGAAAACCTCCTTATTGGCAAGCGCCAACGTTCGTAAGCTCCGTGCCGTTCTCATCAATCGACGTCGAGCGCTCCGTAATCACGAAGTCGTCAAAGACGCGCACATAACCTGAGTCGACCTGAACGACGCCCGAAGCTCCCGGAACGAAGTCGCTGGGCTTGAAGGCGCCCGGATACAGGGTCAGCGTCGGAATGGCCACGGGTGCGGCTCCGGCCGTCGCTATGGCGTATGCCTTACTGATAAGTGATTCAGTCGACTTCACGTCGCTGAAGGACTGCACGACGTGCTTCGTCGGCATGTCTAGGGCGTTGTCAGCGATGCCGACAAGCTTCGTGCCGTTGCCGTTGTCGGCGCCGACCGCATAGGCGCGAGTCGCCATTGCCGCTGAGTCGTAAGACACCTGAGTCACGTCACAGTTCACACCATGCGTCAGCGCGAACGGAGTCGACGCCGAACCGGGCGTGTACTTCAGCACCCGGTTACCGACCTGGGTAACGCTCCGCCAATACGTCTCATAGCGGAAGTAGAAGCCGCCGTCATCTTCGGCAAGCTCCGATATGGCTTCGGCGACAACCTTCAATTCGTACTGAGTCCACAACCGGGACACGACACGCCCCGACGTCGTCAGCCGCGAAGTGTCCGTGCCAATGCCGCCGTCTTCGTTGCACAGCGCGTACCAATCGGCGAGAAGAAGCGCTTGATCCGTCTTGCGCTCGTACCCGTCATGGAGCACCCGCCCGGCGTAATAGCTGTGCCACCCGGACGCGTTCAGCGTGAGCGTTCCGGCGGCAAGGTCGGCCGTCGTGGTCCACAGCAAGCCGCCCCAGTCGGGTTCGCCGTCGCGGAGCACCACAAGGCCGGAACGCCCAGGCTGAAGCGTGTCGGGGTCGGCAGCGTCGAGCGGCATTCCTACCGTCGCCGTACCGGCAGCGTTCAGCGTCTCGCCGTACTTAATGCCCGTGACGGGCAACGTCGCGATAACGTCACCCGTCTTGGCTTCGATCTGTAGAACTTCGTATTCGGTCACTGGGCATACCCCCTACCTACACGAAGGGAGTCGGCAACCCTCACGAATTCCACGGGGACTTACTGAACTGTTCGTTCACGTACAGGTTCGCAATCACGCCGTCGCACCCGTACTCAATCGAGCCCGACGACATAAGCGCGATACGGCCGACGCCACCCGCCGACGTGCTTCCGTACGTCTGACCCGACGCCCCATAGGTGTTCTGAGTCGGGCGCGTAATGCCGGTCGGCAGCGTCGCCACGTACACCAAAACTTCAAGATCCTTGCTCGGAGAGAAGTTGAGCTGACCCGACAACTCCCAACCCAGCGACGATTCCCGAACGTACAGATCACCCGTGACGGTTACGTTCGTGCCGTCCTTCGCCTGTACGTTCTGCGGAGTGCACTTCTTCCACGGACCCGGGTCCTTCGTGAACCAATCGCCGGAGTCGAGCCGCACCCATGTCTGATTGGTGCCGGAGTCGTACAGCGTGAAGCCGACCGGGAACGCCGACGGAGACGGCAGCACTGCCGCCCAGTCGATACACAGCGACCCGTTCCCGTAAGCCGCCTGATCCGTGTACTGACCCGACGTCCGGCACACGGTCAGCGTGAACGTGGTCGACGCCTTCGGCACATCAACAATGGCGATTGCCGCCGCGTTGTCCGGCCGTGTCGGGACCGTCGGCGAAGCGGCAGGCGTACCCTGCACGACCTCAATCGCGAGCCCGTTGAAGCCGTCCGCTGCCGACGTCGTCAGCCGCGCAACGATCAAGTCCTTACGCGGATTCGTGTTGGACGCTGCCGGAATGGCAACCGTCTCTCCGCTCGACCATGCCCACGTGCCGCCCCCAGCCGTGCCCCCGATAAGGACCGTGCCGGAGCCGACCGCAACCGTGCGCGCCGTCTGATTCGAGTTAGACAGGAACTCCGACGTNGTCTTGAAGACGTGCCGGAAGCCGCCGCGCGCCGTAGCGATCACCTGCCAGTCGGCAAGCTGAGACGCGCCATAGCCGACGCCGTCCTGAAACCATGCAAAGGAACTCATCAAACCCACCTATCCGACCACGTCAGCGAAGCCGAAGCCGCCGTGTATTCGTCTCTACTCCGGAGCCGCAACCGGTGATCACCCGGGCCATACTCAGGCCACGTCGAGCCGTCAGCGATAAGCCCGCGAATGTCGGAGCCTTCGGCGTTCGTGACCGTCTCAGCGGCAGAATCAATGACAACCGTGCCGTCGTAATCAATGGCGAAGAACGCGCCCGTCACGTCATCAACAAGCCACGGGGAAGCCGCATCCGTGATCACGATGGAAGGGCGAGCCGCAACGCTGCCGTACTGAGTGAAGCGGCTTACCGGGTCGTCCGGCGCCGGTCCCTGCCCTTCGATCTGCCACGGCACAACGGCCGGAAGCACAAGCCCAGTTGGGACCTTGTCGCGCTTGTAGCTCCGGACCGTCACCGTGCGGGCAGCGTCGCCCACGATGTAAGGCGACGTCGCGTAAAGCTCGACCGACATGTTGCACGTCAGATACGCAAAGTTCAGGTCGAGCGGCGCCGACCGCTTGCGTGCCCGTGCCATCACGAAGGCCGTTCGGTCGGACGCTGCGCCCGGGAAACGGAACCGGAAGGGCGATTCATCAACGCCCGGCATGAAAGCCGCCTGAAGGGCGTTCAGGGCTTCCGTGAACTCAGCGCGGTCGCGCCCGTATACCTCAAGCGTCAGCGTGACCGTCCGACCGTTCAGGTAGTCCCGTCCGGCCCAAAGCCCATTGCGCTGAACCAACGTCAGATCAGACGACCGAACGTCGGGCATCGTAAGCAAGCCGTCGACCCCGACAATCGAAATGGCGGAGTCGGGCAGACCCATGACAAGCCCCCGATACTCGCATGTCCAGTCGCTCAACTCCGCCACTTCATAACCTCCTTCAACCTACTCACGTGAGTAGGTAGGAACCGGATCACGCCGGAGACGTCCGCAGCGCCCAGGCGACTTCGCGCCCAATCGCGAACGGGTCGGCGTTCGTCTGCACGTTGACCGTCACGCCGCCGGAACCCGACAACGCATGGTTCGGCCGGACCGTCGAGCCGTTCGGAAGGAAGACGTCTTCCGGGCCACGCTCGCCAACACGGGTCCACCCGGACGCCGGTCCACCCATGGCGCGAATCTTCGGAATCGGGTTGTCGGGCAGATCGATACTGAGCTTGCCCCAACCCAGCTTGTTCGGAGTCGCCCAGTTCAGAAGATCGATCACGCCGTTGATAGCGCCCTTCGCGGCACGCCCCACAGCGGAAGCAAGCGACGACGCAAAGCCGCCCAGCTTCGAAAGACCGTTCTTGATTCCGTCAATGACGTACCCGCCGATTCGCTTACCGGCGCTGAGCAACGACGACGCTGCCGACAGGATGCGACCGGGAAGCCCCTTCACGAAATTGACGACCGCGTTCAGTGCGTCCTTCGCGAAGTTCTTCACGTTGTTGAAGGTGTTCTTCGTCGCCGACCGGCTCTTGTCCCAATGCTTGATCAGGAGACCCGGGCCGGTGAAGTTCAGAAACAGGTCCTCCAGCCAATTGAAGATTTTCTTGACCCAGTCCCAAAGCCATTGAAAGACCTTTTTGGTATAGGCCCAAATCTTGTCCCAGTTGGCCACGATGAGAACGACCAACCCGACAATGGCAGCGATGATCAGCGGAATCGGACCCATAGCGAGAAGCCACGCCGCCGCCATTCGGGCGCCCTGAATCATGGACTGAGCGCCCATAAGCACCCAACCCGCAACCACCTTCGCCGCGTTGAGTCCGGCCTGAACGCCCGACGCTATCCACCCGGCAACGACCTTCGCGTGTGCTAGGGCTTGCTTCGTGGATTCGATTACCGCCGTCGCGCTTGACGTCACCCAGGCGACCACTGCCTTACCGGCGTTGATGGTCGACTGAACGCCCCACTGAATCAGCGCCGGAAGAAGAACGGCCGTGATAATCCCAGCGACAACCTTGAAGGTCGTACTGTGCTCCGACACGAAGCCGCCGACCGTCGCCATAGTCGACCCGATGCCCTCAAGCGCGGGCTTGAACTTCTCAAGAATGGGAAGGACCGTGCCCCCGATGAAGTCGACCAACCCAGTCTGAAGACCGCGCGTGAACGCCTTGATCTTCGTTGCCGCGTTGTCGTGCATCGTTTCGCCTGCCGACTTCGCCGCGCCGTCGACCTTGCCCAGCGTCTCAACGGCCGACGACGGGTCGAGCTTCAGCAACGCGTCTTGCATGTCCTCAGCCTGGGTGCCGAAGAGCGTCACAGCGGTCGCGATACGCTCCGCCGGGTCCTTGATCTTCCGGAGCCCGTCAAGCGTCTTGTCTAGGGCGTCCTTCGCGACCGGTCCGCCCTGGGCAATGGCCTTCGTCATCTCGGCGCCGTTCAGCCCCATGGACTTGTACGCCGCGTTCACTTCGTCGCCACCCGCGCGAACGATAAGACCGAATTCCTTCAGGGAGTCAGCGACAAGGTCAGCGTCGCGAGCGCCACCCTGAAGACCCTGAGACAGAAGCCCCATTGCCGTCTTACCGTCGAGCCCGATTCCCTTGAACTGAACGCCGTATTCGTTGAACGTGTCCAACAGGTCTTCGCTCTTATTCGCGCCTTCCTGGGCGCCACGAACGAGAATGTCAAACGCTTCGTCGGCGTTCTTCGCCATGCCGGTTTTGAGCATCTGCCCAACGGCATTCGACGTCGGCCCAACTTCGTCGCCCAGGACCGTCGCGACGTCCATAGCCTTTTCGAAATGTTCGCCATTGTCGTCGGCCGTCGCTCCGGCCGGAACGAGCCCCTGTTGCCAAAGACCCTTCAGGGCTTCGTTCGCGTCGGCGACGGATTCGCCGTAACCGGCCGAATACACTTCACCGGCGGCTTCACCCAGGCGCTTAGCCTCAGCCGGAGTCGCGCCCAACTGGGCGGCAAGGACGTCGTTCCCGGCTTCCCGCTCAAGCGCCTCAGCGATACCGGCGCCAATGCCGACGGCGATAGCGCCACCCGCAGCAAGGGCAAGCCCCTTCGCCTGTTCGCCGAACGCCGACACTTCTTCGGACGCCTGATCAAGCGTCTCTGAAAGTTGGTCGGCGTCGCCCATAATCGTGATCTGAATGGGTCGAGCCACAGCGCCCCCTTACGTCATGACGGGCGTGCGGCGCTCAGTGCCCCCGCTTCGCCCCCGACCGGCGCGCTTCGTGTCTCTGCGCTCAGCCTCTATGTCCGCTGCCATCTGTTCAACCAACGCGTTAAAGTCGCGAAGCTCCATGCCGCGCACGTCCGACCACGTCAACCCCCTGAAGTGACTGACCAGACGTGCGCACGCAATTACGCGTTGGTCGCGGTAGGGTCCGGCTTCGCCTTCCCCTTCAGGTTCAGCTTCAGCTTCCCGACGTCGGCGGGCTCGATCTCAGGGAACTTGCGCTTCATGACGACATACGCCATGGCGCGAAGCATCGGGGCACGGCGCGAACCGGCCTTGTTCAGGGAGTCGAGCGGCTGACCCGTGATCTCTTCAATGGCGTCGATCTCGTCAATGGTCAGCGAATCAAGCTTCAGGTCAAGCGTGAAGTCGTCGGGAATCTCGAAGGCAGGCTTGCGCTGGGGCATTAGCTCTCCAAATACTTTTCGACAACGGCGGCAATACGCCGTTCGTAAGTTGCCGCCACGACGTCCGACTTACGGGCCATGGCGCGGTAAAGGAACCGGTTCGCAGAGATGTTGCGCTTCCGGTAACCGAAGTGAATTGCGGCGGCATACGGCACGCGAGCCGCTGAGCCTGCCTTGATGACGGCGCCCTTCGCGGACGCCGTGACCTTAATGGACTTGTCGAGCTTGCCCGGACGGTAACGCTTGCTCGACTTCGGGTCGCGGTGACCGTCCGGGCTTTCGTGCTTCGCCTGGGGAATCAGAACTTCGCCGGAAGCCTTGTTGGCTTCACGCACGGCCTTGTTCAATTCCTTGTCGCGGAGCGCGCGCACGTTCCGCTGAAACTGACGGAGTCCATCAACCTGAATCGTGTACGCGCTCCGCTGTGCCATTACGGCTCGACCGGCGTTCCGGGCTCGACGTACGTGAGCTTGATTGCGGGCGTCACGCCGTCGCCCGGGTCGAGCACACGGAACGGCAGATTGTGAATCGTGACTTCGTCCGTCGCCGCTTCGGGAGACTCGCCCGTGAACTGAATCGCCGGAGCCTCAACGCTCAGCGAAGAGCCGGGCAGGATGCCGAAGAACGTTGCCTTGAAGGAGCACACTTCGCCGGACACAAACGCGTCGTACAGTCCCAGCGAAGCGGCGCTGAACTCACCCTCAAGCGTGCCTTCGTACGTCGGCAGCGCGTTACGAACCGGCTTCTTCTTCAGCTCCGAACCATTGAGAAAACGCCGGTCGGTCTTCATGCCCAGTTCGCCGGTCAGCTCAAGCGACGTCGCGTCGAACTCGACCACGCTGCCCGCACGGGAAAGCTCAACGGCCGTACGCGTCCAGTCGTACGGGTACGCCTCAGCGGGATAGGTCGGCTCGACAATCTCAGCCGGAGTGCTTGTGTGCGTGGCGTCACGGAAGTCGAAGGTGACGGCAAGCTTCACAGCTTCCTCAACTTCGGCCGTCAGGCTCCATTCGGTCGCCACGCAACCCAGGTGCTTGAAGGCGACCTTCGAGCCGTCGACCCCGGGCCGAACCATCTGAGCCGTGAAGGACGGAGCCTCAGACACGTCGGACGTCTCAAGAACGGTCGTCTTCACGCCGCCCGTGTCAGTAACGGTGACCTTGTCGAACGCCGCCGTCAGAAGCGAACCGGCTCCGGCGTCGAGTACGTCAATCTCAAGTTCGCCTTCGCCACCCATGTTGACCATGTTCCGGCGGTCAGCGCGGGCAGTCTGCATACCGGCCCGGAAGCCGACAGACTCAATCGGCTCGACCGTTTGCTTCCAAGAGTCCGCCTGCCCCTCGTAACCCTCAACGACTCCGCTGAGAGTGCCGTACGTGTCTTCCCGCCCGATGCCAATGCTTGCGTCGAGTGCCATGCAAAACCCCTAGGTCGTCGTCTAAGCGGGTGTCACTGATAGACGCGACCGCGCACCCGCACACGGACCGTTAGAGCGCTGTACGCGCCGTCAGTGGTTTCAGTGGACTCGACAGAAGCCGACTCCGGCCGTACGTCCATGAGCCCCGGGACCGACACAAGGTCGGCGTTCACGGCAGCGCAAGCGGCCTTCACGTAATCCCGAATGCCATACACGGCGCGCTCAGCGTCGACCGGATTGCCCGGCGTCGTGACAACGGCGTGCGCTTCTACGTAGCCGGTCACGTTGGTTGGCTTCGCGCCGGAGCGCATAGCCACGGGGGCAAGGTCGTCGTCTACCGTCGCGCCCAACCACACTTGTTTTCTACGGGAGTTGTCTCCCGTCTCCGCGAAGGTGCACTGAACGTCACCCGGCACGTTGGCCTTCAGGGCTTCGAACAGTCGCACCTTCGCGTTAAAGATGAGCGCCACAGTGCCTCACATGAAGATGAACGGGAGTCGGACGCGGTAAAGGTTTAGCTTCGCGTTCACTTCAGGCAGCGACGTCGGGCGCCAATTTCCCCCAGCCTGGGCAAGCTGAATGCTGCCGAACTCAGACTGAAGCTGAAGCGCCCGATCGGGAATGCGCGACACGTGGTCGAGCACGTATTGTCGCGCGAGTGTGCGCACACACCACCGAATCGTTTCCGGCGTCGGGTCTTCGGCCGTGTCCCACTTCCGACCGCAGTACGCCTCTACCGTCTCAACGCTGAAGTCGATTGCGTCGGACAGAAGTTCATCGGAGAAAAGCGCGGAGTCGTCAAGACCGTCGAGCGCGCGAAGCTCTTCAATCGTGGCGTAAGCCATTGCTGCCCCCTTCAGGGAAGGGCGCCCAACCTACTCACGTGAGTACGCTGAGCGCCCGTTCACCTAGTCAGATCAGGCAGCGGGAGTGACCGTCAGAACCTTCGCGCCCCGGGCGTCGACAAGAAGACCGTCGGCGCGCTGAAGGAATCGGTAAACGATCTGGTCAGTGCTGAACTTCGCGTCAACCGAACGGTCGACACGGAGCGAACCGGCGAAGCGAACCCGGTACTTGCTCAGGTCGGCGAACAGAACCTTGTCGGCAGGCATGCCGTCGTCCGTCTCAACGACCTTGCCGTTGAAGGTGTCCGGGGCGCCGACGGTAAGAGCGGACTGCCACAGGTACTGACCGTTCGCGTCCTTCAGCTTCCGCATCTGAGCCGCACGAAGGTCGTTCACGACGAACTTCGCGTTCTTGCGGTACGCCGACGGGACCTCATGGAAGAGATCAATCAGCGCGTCGGAAACCTTGGAGTCGGCGTCAGCCTCACCGAAGGCAGCGTTGGCGCCGGTCGCGTCCGTCAGGATGCCGCGCGGCTGACCCGTGCCGGTACCCGTCAGGAAGTGGCGACCCATGGCGTCACCGATGGCCGGACCGGCGTCGGAGACAAGGAAGCCGACAAGGTCAAGAACCTGATCAGTGGCGAACTCATACGACACGACAGAAGCGAAGCCGTACTTGAAGCCGCCCATGGAACGCTGAGTCGTGGCCGGGTAGCTCTCAGGAATCTCGGCCGTCTCGCCGACAATCCCGGCGGTCGCCCGACCCGTGATCACCGTGAAGTCCATCGGGTTCGCGTCGGACGTCGTGAAGGTCGACGCGCCACCGCGCATGATCGCGGAACGCTCGACAGCCTGAGCGATGAGCTGACCGTAAAGGGTCCGGCTCAGAACGTTCGGGTTACCGGCCTTCGTGCCGTCGCGCTTCTCAGGGGCGAACTCGAAGGACCGTGCCTCACCCAGGTTGCCCGCACGAAGAACGGCGTCGTCGTCGTGGTCGGCGGAACGCTGAGCGCCGGAGCCCGAACCCTGAAGGCCGGACAGAAGAGACGTCACAGCGTCCGTCGCCTTAATGGCGTCGATACCGCGCTTGATCCGGCCGTCAAAGTCGGCGACCGCAGTGAGAAGACGCTCTTCCTTCTCGCGCGCCTCAGCGGTCATCTCCTTACCGGCGAACTCATCCGTCAGGGACCGAAGCTCAGCGGTCGCACGCTCGCGCGCCTCAAAGTTGGCGCTCAGAGTGGTCGCGTCCATATGGACACTCCTTACTTAGAAAGCGCGCGAACAAGGGAACGCGCGTCGAAATGAGAAGCCGGGGCAACGTCGCCGTCCGGCTGGGAATCGCGCTCTTCAGTCGGCGGCGCGAACTCACCGATACGAAGCGTCTCTTCAATCGAGCGAAGAGAAGCCTGAGTTGTTGGGTACGCCGGATTCACAACCGGCCCCAGCTCGACCACGTCCATAGCCGTGATCTCCCGAACGGGAAGCCCCGTCTCAGGGTCGTCGTCGTCCGCCCGTCGCTGCCCACCGTCGAGCACGCGGAAGGTGAAGGACGAACCCTGAAGGTCGCCCCGCTTCAGTAGCTCAGCGACGTCGCGACCAACGGTCGTGTCGGGAAGGTCGATCTCATACCATCCGCCTTCACGGTCTTCGCCGACTCGCAGCGTGCCGGAAGACGTGCGCCCCAGTAGGGAACGCGTGTCGTGGTTGAACGTGGCGTACACGTCGTTCTGTCGCAGCGACGGCGCCCCTGCCCCAGGAACGATGCGTTCCCGGAAGCCGCCCAGGTCGTGACTCAGTTCGTTGAACCGGTACGCGTACCCGCGCATAGAAATGCGCCCGTCATCCGACGCGCGCTCTTCAAGGGTGCCGACGGCGAAACGAAGCTCACGCGTCGTCTTCGTCATCTTCTTCAGTTGCCCCTTCGTCGTCCGGCTTGCCTTCCGGCTCCGGCTCTTCGTCCGGCTCTTCCGCCGGAGGCTCAATGGCTGGGGGAGCGGGGGCAGGCTCAGGCTCCGGCTCTTCGCCGACTTCGCCCAGGTTCAGCGGCACCCGGTACTTCTCGCCCAATCCGTCGGGCAGGGGCGTCATGTCTTCAGCGGCGCGCACTTCGTCAATGCTGTAAATGCCGTTCTGAAGACCCAGGCTCCAAAGCTCCATACGTTCCTTCGGAGCACCGCGCTTGATCTCATCAAGGTTGAACTTCACGAACCTGAAGCGGTCGGCCGTCTCGGCGAACAGAAGCCGATTGAACCCGGCTTCGATGCGCTCAAGCCACGGGCGAAGACTGAACATGGTGAACGCAATGTTCTGTTCAGCAAGCCCGCTGCCCCATGACGTCGAGTTGGTAGCGTCCGAAATCAGGTGCGGCGGCACGCCAAAGATTCGCGCGATTTCCGGAACCTGAAACTGACGGGTCTGAAGGAACTGGGCTTCGTCGGGGCTCATAGCCACCTTCGAAAACTTCGCACCCTCCGTCAGAAGCGCTACGCGGTGCGCGTTGTCGACGCCGGAGTTAGCGGCACGCCACGCTTCGCGCGCACGGGCCAAACCCTCTTCGCTCATCGTGCCCGGTACCTCAACCACAGCGCCCGGCATGGCGCCATTGGCAAAGAACTTGCTGCCGTACTTCTGAGCGGCAAGGGCGAGCCCGATGGACTCACGCGCATACGAGATAGGCGAGCACCCGACGAAGTCACCCGGCAGCATCATTCCGGGAATGTGAAGGACGTCGCGCGGCGTGAACCAACCCAACAGGACTTCGTTCCCGTCGGCGTCAATGTCGTACGCCTCAAACACCTTCCGGCGAAGACCGTCGACCATGACCATGTGAACGTGAATCTTCGTCGGGTCGAGCACGTCAAGGCCAACGATGTTCGGACCCTGCCAGCGCACGGCAAGGAACGCGTTCCCCTGAAGAAGCAAGCTGAGGACGGTCTGAGACAGAATGTCGATCCGGCCCATACCGCCCGGCTCAGCGTTCGGATAGTCGAGCCATTCCGGCGTCACTATCTCCTTACGCGAGCCGCCCCGCTTGCTGTACGTGCTCAGCGGCAGCGTGGCAATCGTCTCCGACAGAAGCCGGACCGACGCGAACACTGCCGACACCTGAAGCGCGTCATGCGGAGTGACCGTCTCGCCGGAAGCCGCAACGGCGCCCAGGTTGTAAATGCTTGGGTCGTACGGTTCCCAGGCTCGCGCCTCAATGCCGTCGAGCGCTGGGGAGTGCCCCCGCCCGAAGAGTGCAGACCAAAAACCCACCGTGCCCCCTTCGGGTCTTACCTACTCACGTGAGTAGGTTGGATTCAGAAGAACTCCGCGTGATCCGGGTGCACGAAGACGTTGCCTTCGTCGTCTTCCCAGGTCGCGATAATTGGCTTGTCGCTCACGATGCCGTTGTCTTCACGCCACATCACAGCGCCGTGAACGGCGAGCACCATTGCAACGGCAAGGTCGATCTTCCGGCGCGACGACGCGTGTTCCTTCGTGATGCGCGCGCCCCGGGCGTCTTCCTTCAGTACCGCGTTACCGATGTGCCGACCCAACGCCGGGTTGCCGTCGTGGCTCAGTCGACCGTCACGGCACGCGTCGTACACGGCCTGAGTGGCAGGCACCATGCGCGCGAGAGAGTTAGTCGGGAACGCCTCAACCGGGAAGCCGTCGGCTTCGAGATTGTCTAGCGTCTCTTCCCAGCGGTACGGGTCAGCGACAAGGTTCCGCACCCGGTACACGTCGAGCGCCGTGTGTAGCTCTTCGCGGACGTCCGCCATAGGCACGCGCCAATGGGCGTCATCCGCCGGAGCTTCCCAGTGCCCCAGAACGAACACCTTCAGGTCGCGAATGCGGCAAGCCACAAGCGCCGTACTGTCGCCCTTCCAAGAACCATCGAAGCCCAATACGACTTCGTCCCCCGGCTCAAGCGGGTCGTCGTCGGCAGCAAGCGAATCCCAAAGACCATGCGGCAACCATGTCGACGCACCGCGCACGAACTGACTCAGCCGGTAGATACGGAAGCTAGCTTCAGTGCTTCGCTGTGCCGCTGCCTTGAAGTCGTCCGGGTTGAGAATGTCGTACGACGGGTTACACGCGCGCCACACGTCCGGGTCAAGGTGGTCGACCGTCTCACCCAGCTTCGGCCCCCAGGACCGATAGAAAAGCGTCGGGTCGTCAGCCTCACCGGAGTTGACCCGCTCACCTTGCTCGCACAGTGCGGCAAAGGGTCCGTCGGGGTCGGGTCCGGCCGTCGAGATGATCAAGAACATAGGCTGATTACGGGCGGCACTGCCCAGCGTCAGCGCGTCGAATAGGTCGCTGTGCTTGCTGAACGCGTACTCATCGAGCGACACAGCGGCAGGGTTCAAGCCCTGTTGCCGTCCGGCGTCCGCCGACACGACCCGGTAAGTGTTGTCCTTGTACCGGATCACGTCGCGCTGAACGTCGCACACGGCGGCAAGCTTCGGGCTCGCGTTCACCATTTGCTTCGCGGAGTCGAAGACCATGCGCGCCTGATTGCGGTCGTTGGCGGCAGCGATGATCTGTCGCTGAGCGTCGCCCCGGTCGGCTATCAGGTGGTAAAGCATGATCGCGGCGGCAATGGTGCTCTTCCCGTTCTTGCGCGCCACGCACACAACAACGGTCCGATGCTTCCGGCGCCAACGGCCGAAGGTGTCCTGAGTCAACACGTACGCGTCAATGAGAAGTTCGCGCTGCCACGGAAGGAGCCGGAACGGCTGACCGGCGAACGAACCCGTCAGGTAGCAAAACTCTTCGATCCACTTCGCGACCCGGTAACCCTCACTGGGAACCGTCGCGTCAGCGGGAATGTGCCGCGCAATCACGGGGTCGATTCCGGCCCAGTCCGCCACGGTCACCCCCGAAAAAATCTCAAGAAAGTTTGTGGAAGCTGCCTACTCACGTGAGTAGGCATGCTAGGCTTCGTTCTGTAAGAACGAAGCGAACGAAACGGAGCCCCGAAGATGAACGCCAACGCCACCCCGACCCGGTACTTCGGCAAGACGAACGGCCTTCACTACGTCCGCGTTGTGCTCCGGGGCGAAGAGCTTTACCGCACGCCGGGTTACTACACGCTCGACATGGCCGTTGCCGACGCCGCTTGCTGGGAAGCCTTCCGGGTCGTCGCCCCCGCCGAGACTCCCGCCGAGAAGCGCGACCGCATGAAGCGCGACGAAGCCGCCGGAGTCGACAAGCCGGTTGAGGGCCTTCGGGAAGGTGACTACGTCTGGCACACGTACACCATGAAGGCGGCTTACAACCGGAAGGGTCAGCGCGTCAGCGACGAATACCAGGTGTCCGAATGGGTCGAGTGCTCCGGCGCCTGGGCGCGCGACTGGGCACGGGGTCTGTACGGTTACCGGCTCGTCGGCTTCACCTTCGGCGCCTACGCCAACAAGGGCGAGACGGTCAAGGTTCACCGGGACCCGAAGGCGCTGAAGCGCGCTGAGGCTGAGGCCACCCGCGCCGTGTACGCCGCGTTCAGCAAGCGCTAAGCGGCAGGGAAGGGAAGATGCCCCGGGGGAAACCCTGGGGCTTCCTTCGTTGGCTCAGAAGTCTTCAGGACCGGCGGCAACCTTCCGGGCTTCAGCGGCAACGATGCCCAGGCGCATACGCGCTTCAGGCGTGAAGCCGATTGCCGTCTCTATCGACCGAAGCTCTTTCTCAGTCGACTCGACATAGCGAAGCATCGGGTGCGCGACCGGCTGACCGTTGTAACCCTCAGACATGTACCCGTCGGCTTCGATGAGCGACAACAGGTCGGCGCGACGGTCGTGAAGCTCGCAGTAACGCAAGATCACGTTCCGGTCCGTGTCGGGGGAGTAGGCGCCCATACCGGCTTGCCACACGTTCCGCCATACGTCCTTGCCGGTCGCCTTCAGGTGCGCGGGCACACGGGGCGCTCGACCCTCGTACACGACGGGGGCAGCGGACTCAGCGGCAGCGTTGGCGTTCCCGGTCCGAAGCTCCGGGCTCTTCGCTCGACTCACTTAGCACCCCCTTAACGGGTCGTTAACTGACCCATTCTCAGCGTGCCGAAGTGCCGCTTGCCCAGCGTTCACACGGGTCGTTGGCCTGGGGGGCGCCTGGGTCCGGCGGCTCACCTAGCGCGCGTTTTCCGAGCTGGGGCCGGG